ACTGTATGCCGCCGCACTCAATCGATTAAGCGCCGTCGTGCCGATGTTCGTCGCGGTGACGCGAACTTTCTCGGCCGCTGAGACGGACGCCGTGCTCGATGTGCTCGCGGCTTCCTGCCCATAGATCGCGGAAACCGCCGCAGAGACGGCCGCGCCGAGTGTGCCGCCGAGCGTGTCGCTTGCCGACTTTGCGCTCGTGCTGAGCGCGGCGAGATCGCTCGACGCATCGCCAAGGATGGCGCCGCCGATTGCATCCCATAGATTGCTGTCCGGCCCGGCGATTTGAGAAACCAAATCCTCGCCGATGTCGAACAGGATGTCGGCAACCTGATCGAGCGCCGTGTCGAGCGCGTCCGTGAAGCGTTGCGTGAAAAAGTCCTCGATGTAGTCGCCGAGATCGCCGTCGAACGCAGCGTGTGCGCCGCCTTTGATCCACGACCGGAAGCGGCCTTGAAGGTCGGCGCGCTCCATCGCCTCGACCTCGGCCGCTGCTCGATCCGCCGCCTGCTCCTCGCTGAAGCCGAGTTGACGCAGCTCCGCGATCCGCTTCTCAAGTTCGAGGCGACGGCTGATCGCTGTCTCGGCGCGCTCGTCCCCGCGCGCCTGCGCGAGCTGAAGCGCCTCCTCCAAATTGCGAAGGTCGAGCTGTGCGGCGCGTTCCTGCTCGCGCGCTTCGCGGATCGTGCGAACATAGTCCTCGGCCCGACGACGCGCGTCCTCCTCCGTCGTGCCGAGCTGCTCGACGATCTCGCGCGTGCGCCGACGAACCTCCAGCTCGTCTTGCAGCACGTCGACGAGGCTCTGTGCGTTCAGCACGCGCGCGACCTCGATCTGATCCTGAAGCTGCGTCAACGCATAGGCGCGCTCGGCCTCCTCGTTCGACAGTCGACGCAGCTCGACGATCTCGCTCTCGGCGATGGCGCGCGCGGCCGTTGCCTCGATCCCGGCCTCGATCCATTCCTTAGTGCGCTTCTCGATGGCCTCGGCGTCCTCCAATTCCTGAACGCGCGCAATGTCGTGACGCAGCCGCGCGATCTGCAATTCGTTTTGCTCGGCGAGCTGTTGTGTCGTTTCTCGCTGAGCGGCCGCGCCGCGCTCGTCGGCGGCCGCGCCTTGGCTGCGGATGTCGAAAAGCTGTTGCCACGTTTGAAGGTCGAGGCTCTCGCTCGCGGCGACGGCTTGCTCGAAAATGCCGATCAAGCGGTTCGCCTCGTCAACGCGACGTTGCTCCTCCGGCGTCGGCCCGGCGACATCCTGCGTCACAGGGCGCAAGCTCACGAGCGCCTGAAGCTGACGGAACACGCTTGCGCGTTGTTGCATCGCCTTGGCTGCTTCCTGATCTGCTATAGCCTGCCGGAGTGTGTCGATTGTGCGCTGTTTCTCCGCCTCCGCGAGCGCCAGCGATAGCGATGCTTGGATCGAGAGCTGTTCGCTGGCGTCCTCCGACGCGCTCGTCATGCGGTCGAGCGCGTCGCGCGCATCCGCCGCGACATCCGCGATCTCGCCGGTCGCGGTCGACGTGCGCTCTGCTTGATCCGCGACCGAGCCGAGGTCGTCCGTCAAGCTCGCGATCTTTTGAAGCGCGAGATATGAGCTGTCTGCGGAGCGCGAGAGAACATCCTGTTCGGACGCCAGCAAGTCGGTTTGTGTGGCGATGTACGCCAGCGCGCCGCCCGCGACAGTTAGCGCGATGCCGAGAGGGCCGCCGAAAAATGCGAGCGCGGCCTTCGCGGTGTTCGCCGTCACGGTGAGCTGCGACAGCGCCGAGATCGTGCGTGCGATTGCGACGCCAGCGAAAGCGCCGCCGAGAACCGTCGCCGTGAGAACAACGCTGTCGGCGAGCGTCTCGAAGTTCGTCGACATGAAATTGATTAGGGCGGTGAGGGATTTCACAGATGACGAGGTTTGCTCGTTCGTCCCGATAAACTTTGCCGCCTCCGTGCGAAGGCGTTGAAAGCTGTCCGCGACTGTGAACGTCGCGCGGGAATATGATGCGTCAATTTCGCTCTGCGCGCCGAGGATGGCGCGGAACACGCGGCGGCTTTCGAGGACGCCTTCCTTGCCGAGCTGGCGGAGGTTTCCGACCGTTGTCTCGAACTCGTTCGCAATAGCTTCGGCAATCGGCCGCGAGTTTTCGAGGATCGAGCGAAGCTCGTCGCCTTGCAGTCGGCCCGATCCTAGACCTTGGCCGAGCTGGCGGATCGCGCCCTGTCGTTCAGATTGCGCCGCGCCTGCGAGCGCCTTCGAGACAACCTCCGTCACGGTCGCGACCTCGGCGAGCGAAGCGCCCAGGTCCTCCGAGGATCGATACATGCGGCCGAACAGGTCGGCCGTTGCATCTAGCTCGGAGCGCGTGCGCGAAGCGATGTCCGCGACGATTTGCTGAACCGTTGCGAGACGCTCGGCCTGAACGCCCGCGAAGGCGAGGCGGTTGCCGACCGTCGTCCAAGTGTCGGCGAGCTGCGTCACGTCTCGCGCGACGATGCCGACGCCGATTGTCGCGAGCACTGTCGCGATCTGTTGCTGAAAGCGTTGGAAGTCTTGCCCGACCTTCCGGTTCATGGCCTCGAAGCGACGCTCGACACGTTGCGCCGCGCGATCAGCGCTGCCCGCCGCGTCTAGCATCGCTTTCTCGAACTGGCGCATTTGCGCGCTCAATTCGAGGACCATTCGCTCCGTGTCGGTCGGCATCCTGTCCCTTAGTTTCTAAGATGCGCGAACTTTTCGACGAGAGCGTCGTGCTCCTCGTCCGTCATCGTCGGCGCGTCCGGTGGCGTGTTCATCGCCTCATGTGCATCGACACAGGCGCGGAACTCCCAAAGGCTTAGGCGGTCGACTGCGCGGGGGTCGGAGAGGGCGCCGCCGATGGCGACGCCGGTTGCGTAGATGGCGGCAAACCGGAGCTTTCCGTTTGGGAGTTCGTCGTCTCCGTCGTCGGGTCTGCCGCCTCGTCTTTTTTTGTGCCGACGCCCTCCTCCGGTGCGCCGATGATTGCGGCGAGGATCACAGCATGAGCGGCCGGGATGCTCTCGATTAGTGGGCGCTCATGTCCGTAACGCTTCACGAGATCGAGCGCCTTCGCTGGCGCCATGCCGCCGCCGATCAGACCACAGCGAAGCGTCTCGAAAACGTCGTCGGCGCGCTCTTGCCCGGTTTGCAGTCGCCGCGCGATCTCGCGCGGGCCGCAATCTGTGAGCTGTTGAAGCTCGCGGAGTTCGCCGATGCCGAGGCGGAAGGGGTACTTGCCGCCCTCCGCCTCGCCTCGGCCATCGGCCCATGCAATCGCGACGCGCGCGGTGCGGTTTTGCTCCGGCGCGTCCTTGTCGATGGCGTCCGGCATTAGACGCCGTCTGTCCACGTGACTTCGCCCGTCGACTGAAGCGTGAGAGACACGTCAGCCTTCGATCCACGGTCGCCGTTCACCTGAAAATCGGTGCAAAGGAACGCGCCCGCGAAGTAACCGCCGCCATCGGCGCCGGGAACGTCGACCGCGATCCGCACGTTTTTCGGATCAGGGTCTTTCGCGTAGTTGTAGAAAAATTCGATGTCCGGCGTGTTGCAGATGCCCGCGCCGTTGACGGTCGCGCCGAGCGAAACCTTCTCGCGCTCGATCCAAGCCATCAGGTCGGGATCGTCGCAGTCGGGAACGTTCACGTCGTTCGTTTGCGCTGAGAGCTGAAACGAGCGAGCGCCGTTAATCGAGCAGTTGTGCGTGAACGTCTCGGACGGCGAGCCGCCGTCGCCGATCATGACGAGAATTTTCGTCCCGCGCGCTGTCTTTGCCTGTGCCATGTGCTTTCGCTCTCCTAGCTGATTGCTTGGTCGATCATGAAACGGAACACGAGAACGCCGTGAGCGGTGAGCCCGTCCGGTTCATAAAAGTATTGGGCCGACTGAAAGTCGGGATCGCTCGCGTCGAACACATGCACGAAGCCGGCGATGGCGAGCTGCGATGAAAGCGCCGCGATGACCGCGTCGCCGATGTCTTTTGCTTCGGTCTTGCCGCGCTTCGACGAGCGCGACCAAACGTGAACAGTGCAGTTTGCCTCGAACGCGGCCTCGCAATGGCTGTCGTCGAGAATTTGATCGTCGCCGAGAGTGATGCGCGGAAACACGTCGCTCGGAACGGTGTCAAAGATACGCGGCGGAACCGATCCGAACACAGCGCGCACGTCGGCGCTCGACATGAGCGCCGCATAAATCGCGTGCTGAAGCGGTTCCGCCGGACCTTTGCTAGGCATGACGACCGTTAAGCGTTCCGGCCGAGGATGCCGATGCGATACACGGCCGACGCGCCGGATGCGTTCGCGACCTTCAGCTTGTCCGCGCTGTCGTTCGCGACCGCGTAACCGGCCGGACTGTCGAAGCCGACGCGCGATCCCGCCGAGAGCGGCATGACGGCCGTCGCGCCGCCCCATGGCGCGACCCATGCCTCGCTAGCGGCGTTGCCGAACGAGAGAACGGTCGTGTTGTCGTCGTCGGCCTCGATCACGATCTCGCCGATCTCCGCGAAGGCGACGGCCTCGCCGAGCGCGTTCGTCAGCGCGCGGAGATCGAGCGTTTCGCTCGTGTTGCTCGCGAGCGTGCGCTCGTCGACCCATTGCAAGTTTGCTTGGCCGTTGCCTGTGCCGCTCGCGATGTCGCGTGTGCCGCCGACATCCTGATCGACGCGACCGCGACCGCCATCAGGCGCCGACGTGAGCGTCGTCGCGAGCGAGATCGTCGCCTTTCCGGTAACAGTCGTCATTTCGTTTATGCTCCTTGTGTTGACGCGATAGCTTTTTTCAAACCGCGACGAACGCGCCCTTTAATCCGGCGCTTCTGCGCTCGATACGTCGGGAAAAAGTACGGCTGCGGAGGTGCTCCGGGGTTTTGCGTCCCCTTGAAGCGCCCTTTGTTTTCGTGCGCCGAGACGCCGAACTCGACTAAGTGCGCGTAGTGACGCGCGCGTTTGTCGATGTAGATCGTGACGGTGAACTCGTCGCGCAGTGTGTTTCCGGTTTTGCCGCGCGCCGATCCGAGCCGCCACTTGATGCTATCGCGCAGCGTCCCGGTTTTTACCGGCGCGACGCGCTTCTGTGCGGCGACAAGCTCCTCGGCCGAGCGCCGAAGGTCTTTTTGAACCTGCTTGCGAACCGCGTCCGGTAAAGCGCGTATGCGCCGGAGGACGCGCTCCTTATTGAGCCAACGCGCGACGCTCATGTCGCGACGCCGTCCTCGCACAGGAAGGAGCGATATTCGCTGCGACCGGGAGGCGGGGCGTGCTTGATGTTCAGCACACGCTCCCCGCCGCCCGGCATCAGTTGAATAAAGCGGTCGTCAGTGCCGAGCATTTTCACGAAACCCGAAACGCGCAGCATCACGACACAAGTCGACGTTCCTTGCAGCTTGCCAGCTTGAACGACCTCGCCGCCCTCTAGCTCTCGAACGTCGCATCGGATGTCGGGAGGGCCGATGCGAACGAAGTTGTCGAGCATGTTTCCCGCGCCGTCGCCGGGGAGGTCGTCGCTTGGATCGAAGTCGTCGACCTCCTCAAGCCAACGCGCGTCGAGTTCGTTCCAAGTCTGACCATCCGAAGCGATCCGTTCAGCGCGCCGCTCGACGCGCACGCGATCACGAAGCGGAGGACGCCCCTTCATTTGACGCTCCGTCGTTCGTGTTCGGCTCGACCTCGACGGCCGCGCCCGCAGCGATGCCGCTATCGCTGCGGGCGCGTT